TTAAATATGGAAGTAAAGCATCCAGAGGAATATCATACGAAGCCATATTTAAAATAACCTTATTCAAATTTGCATGAATAAGCATAAACTTAGGATCTGTATAAAATCCTTGAGGTATATCCTTCTCTTTAGGTTTCTTTACAGAATCATCATTATATAAATAGGTATAAATACTATTCATATTATTAATGATATAAGTAGTAAAGAAGTTTATCATATGATCTGTAAATCTTGCAATGAAAATATCATAGAGATTATGTGCAATTCCATAAAGTTCCATTGGAGAAATATTCTCATAATTTTCTGTAAATACTAATCCATAATATCCACAAATTGCTTGAATGATTTCTCTATAGGTTTCATCTCTTGTATTTTCTATCTTTTCAGTATAATCAGGTCCAGCTTGTAATGTAACTGCAAATTGTCTATTCAGTATATCTACAAAGTTAGGCATTGGCTCATTAAATGGTCTAAACTTCATATTCAGTGAATCTTGAATACTATGCATAATCCATGCACTATCAAAGTTTGACAATATAGTTCCAATCGCCATATCTGTATCAATTGATCCAGTATAACTATTCATAAGATTTAAGCCCTCCTTATTTTAGCTCATTTTATCATTTAGTTATGGTATATATAAAAAAGAAAAAATACTACTATAGCCGATAAAAGCTATAGTAGTAAAGACTATATGAAAAATTAGTTGTCAGAATAAATACCCAATCGCTTTGGTATTAATTCCTTTATTTTAATGTTTATATTCTACAAATCATTGTAAAAATCTGCTAAATTACCAGCAAGATATTTTGATGATGGTAGATTAGAATTTGATATTGGATTCTGATTCTGTTCTATTATATCATCTACAGTATCCATATTGTATAATGAATCTGGTAATATTGTAAATGTAGAAGTTTGTACACCATTGTATACTGAATCAGCTCCAGTTTCTTTTATAAATGATTGTCTTATACTTTCATTATTAGAAGCTATTGCTGATCTCATTTGCATTCGTCTAATATATTGCTCATTTTGTAAATCTTTTGCAGTTATAATTCCCTTTGCATCTTTCTCTATCCATAATAGATCTTGAGCAATATCTGAATCTGGATTATAAGCAACAGATTCAATATCAACTTTTTCTTTTGCTTCTAACTGATCTTCAATGTCATTCTCTTCAATTTCTTCATCTATATCAGTTCTAAGAGTATTCTTATATACATGCCAGTTCTGAGCAAGATTCTTTCCATCATACCATACATATAATGCCATTAAGTATGAGAATACTTGATCATCATGAGAGTTGTCTGAATGTTCTACTTTACCATTCTTCTTAACTTCCATAGCTTGCATTTCTTGATGTAATATAGGAGCAACAAATTTATCTTTATGATAAGCTACACGCTCATATAATATCTCTATTAATCGAGCACGCACTTCTCTTGTAGAATCCAATCCATAGACTTTAATTCTTTGAGTATTCTTTTGCATTCGAACACCATTGAATTTCTCTTCTATTACTTTATCTTTTACTTCCCAGTATAAGTTTTTCTTTACAGAAGTTTTACACAATCTTTGTACTACTGAAATACCAAATCCACCGTTACGCTCAATATTAATAATAGCATTATTCATATATTTCGTAACGAGTTCATATATAACTTCTGCAAGATCATCACTTGGCATATAGTTACAGTTTAATGTAGCACAAACTCTTGTAGTATGTGAATCAATAACTGTAATTGCTGAAGAGTCATGATACATAGCACCAGCGACATCGACACCGATAATAGGCGGATATGATAAATCAAGATCTTCATAAATATTAAAGATATACTGTTTGAATCTACCAAAGAATATTGTTCTAATTGGTTGTTTCAAATGCTCTTTAATAATATCCAAATCTTCTTGTGAGAATGGACAGTTTGTAGCAGTCTCAGCCCATTCCAACATAACCTCACGTCGGATAGCGGGCCAGTCTCTATTCATTTGTACTACCATTCGCTTGAAGTAATCTTGACCAGATCCTAATTGTTGGTAAGTATAAGAAATTAAGAAGAATGCACTATTTGTATTAGCATCTCTTAATTGCTCTAACTGTTGAATTGTTCTATCATAGTAATCCTCATTCCAAGGTGTAGCATTATTTCTAATATTATAAGCATATTGTCCTTCATCTGTAAGAAGATCTCCAGGTGTTGTAGTAAGTAGCATACCATAAGGAGCATTGTTTGCTTTAGCATTGCTTGAAGCTGTAGAGAAGGCTGGTGTAGCAGCTAAGTATACTTCTCTATTATATGGCATGAATGCAAACTCGTCGTAATACTGTATAGGCATTGTAGAACCACGACCAAGGTTATTAGCAGCATCTTTTGTTCTTGCACTTGGGAATGTAGTAATCTTGTTGTTATTATAAGGATGCTGAATCATAACAATAGTATTTGGTACTTTAAGTTTCTTTCCTTCAGAATCAATAGCAGATGACATCTGTAAGTATGAAGGTAAAGCATCTCTTAAAGCTTTCAGATCTTTTAAGTTCTTCTTAGAACCAGTATGATCTTTATGCATAAACATAATTTCTGAGTTAGATGTACCGAAGTTATATACCCACAAGTATCGTACCAACGCAGCTGTTGTTTTACCATGCTGTCGAGGCATCTCTACAAACATATTGAAATTAAGTGTAAATAAAAAGTTCATCGCTAAGTTACCACGATGGAGTTTAAATCGTTTACCACTACCTACAGATCCACCTTGATCTGGAATTCGTACTACTTCTCTTAGGAAGTACCAATAGTTTAATCTACACTCATTCATGACTCTTACTTTCATATATTGAGGAAGATTTGGATCTCTAGGATCTACTCCTGCTAATCCACTATCTAACAATGCTAAGAAAAAGTCATTATTTTGAATACCCTTAGATTTCAAATAATAATGCATATCTAAGAATGATTGGTTTGTAGTTTCTTTATGAATATATACCAACTTCGGTTTTTGAAGTTGTCCAAGTATAGGCATAAATATTTACCCCCTTAAAATAAATTGATATATCTAGAACGCTTTTCACGTTCTAGATATACCTTGACTTTATTTAAATACCATCATCCATCATATCTGCAACATCGGAATCTACACCATCTCCATTTTGAGTAGCAGGAGCTTTCCTGGCTTCTACATTTATTTTTGCTTTATCAAGAAGTCTAGCAACCTTATCATAGTCAATATAAGTTGCAAGATTCTCTCTTATATAGAGACGTTTCCATTCATTCTTTACATTATCATCTTCATCCATCATCTCAGTATCCATAATCTTATCAGCCATCTGAGATATATTATCAAATAACTGAGAGTTATTATTCATCGATAAATAAGTTGGTGGTGGAAGAATAATTTTGATTTCTGCATAATTCTCACCAAATTCATAATTATATACTTTCGTATAAATTGCAGTGAAGAAATTCTGTGTTTTTCTTTGTGCAGTATTTACAGCTTTTAAGAACTTTGTATTAGACATTGTAAATCTAACAGCAAAATCTTGTTGCAATGTTGATGTAACAAACTCATATGGACATATACTATTTACAGCAGCTTCTTCCATCTTATCCATAATGTCTGTAGGTGTCTGAATGTCTTGTCCATTCATAACCTCAAACTGGATAGGTGGTTCGCCTGATTGTCCCATAGGAATAATAAAGTCATTGTATTTACCTACAATGTTGAGGATATTGTTCATGCTTTCGATCTGACGCATTCCCATATTACCTTTTTTAATCTGAGCAACTACATTCATCATAGTTCTAGCAACATTGGTTTCTACATTTTGCTTTACATAATAAATTCTTTTATCTGTAGATCTTGTAATCTTTCCAATAATATCTGTAAGATATAAAAGAATATAAAGCATAGCTGGAACTAATGCATCTTTCAAATCAGAGATTCCTCTATGAGTAGTTTCATCTAATTCGAAGTAAGTATGAACTATATCATCTGCTGGGATAAATGTAACACCAATATCGTTAGATCTAGCAATATCAAATTTATTATTGTAATTCAGAATTGCATAAATTTCTTCTTTTAAATCTTTATTTGCATTGATAAACTTAGTATCAATTGATTTGGAGATTTTAGAAGCAATATATCGAATAGCTAACTCCTGTTGATTTGCATCATTCTCATATGCAAATTTTGATGAATTACCAATGCCTGGAGTCATATGATTCTGTCCGCAATATCCACAAGCATTTGGATTCTCAGCAAACTCGAAGTAATAATATCCTAAGCATTTCTTACCAATATATACTGGAAGTATATTCTCTCTAGGAATTCTTTCAAGAACTGCACCTAAGAAATCTTTATCAAGCTTATCAGCATCACGATCAAGATTCTTTGGAATAATTAATCCATCATTAGCTAATCCTTTTGTAGCTAATTTTCGATTACTTGCTTTTACTCCAGCAAATACTGAGGATAATCCTTTTTTACGAGCTTCAGTAACCAATTCTCCATTATTTGATACAGAAGATTCAAATACAGATGCAAGAGATTCAAATCTTTCAAAATCACCTGACTCTGTAAGATATGCAGCTTCTTTTAGTGTGCTACTAATAGTACCACTCATATTAAAATGAAGAGTTACATTTCCTGTACCACCAAAATCATTAATCTCATTCTTTAATCCAACAGATTCAAGATAATTACCAAACTCAGTATTCTCTTTTAAGTTCTCTTCAACAATAGTAACTCCAGCTTCATATCCTTCAAAAAGAGTTACTTGTCCAACTCTTGCCGAATGCATTCTTCTTCCAGCGTCATCAAATAATCTCTTAAATCCAACATGATAAGGAACTAGATATATGAAATCTTCTCCATACTTAGAAGTATTCATATATGTCTTTTCAAAGAATTCACTAATATCATATTCTCTTTCAATTCGATCAGTATTACTATCAAATTTCTGAGATTCTTCTTTTGAAGATTTTCCAGATACTGGATTTATGAAATCTTTAGCAAAGTTATCAGAGCATAATACATTATCTCGTTTGATCTCAAGAGCGGCTTGAAGCTTTGGAAGATATTTACAAATCATATCATAGTTTGCATTCTCTGCAGCAATATATTTATGAATATCATCATTTCGAAACATAGTTCCTAATACATTCTGATTATTAAATAAATCCTGTACAGAACTCATTAACTGCTTTGAGTTTGTTTGATTTTGTGAATCTACTCTTTTTAATAACTCTGTCATACCTGCAACAGAATTATCCATACCTTGTAATTTATCAATAGTTGAATCCAACCTATCAAGTACATTATTAAGGTTATCTTTATTATCTGGTCTGGAAATATAGATGTCTTTATATAATCCGTCCATCTTTCGATCTAGCAAATCAAGATCTTTATTAATTGATTGATTTTTTCTACTGATTGTTTTTTGTATATCAGTATCTTGATTACTATTTCTTAAAATAGCCATCTATTTATCCTCCTTTCAATTGATTATTAAGATGTAAATTTATACATACAGTGACTACTAGTTTTCTATATCTTGAGCCATTTTTATTATTTTAATTCTATTCTTAATATCTATTGCATTTCTCAATAAATTTTCCTCATTATTATTTTCTCTCTTTTCCATATAGAAAATAAAATTGTGTTTTGTAAATGGATCATCACAAAATTCAGCAAAATCTTCATTTTCTTTATCTTCATCTACTATTCTTCTACATATATCAACAACAGCTTTATTTTTATCAGCAGTAGTAATAATATTATTATTGATCCTCTCAATACCTCTTTCTACTCTTACAATTTCATCTGTATGCAACATAAATATCTCAATATCAAATTCATCTCCTAAATTACATATATATGCAGCAGCCTGCATAGGAGAAGCAGTACAAATATAATTTGATCCTTTTTGAATAGATGATTTTTGAGTATAGAATTCTACCATACCTTCGGCTTTAGTTTCATATTCTCTAACCTCTATAATATCATGATTGTTTCTATCTTCTACATATTCATCATTTGTTTTAAAATGATAATCAACTCCATCTATTTCATTATCTCTCTTTTTACGAGTAGTAGAATAAATTAATTTCTTCAGATTATTCTTTTCCATAAATTTATTATCAGATGTAATTCTATCTAATAAGGTAGATTTACCAGTACAAGTTCCACCAACAATACATAATATTCTATTCTTCATATTAAATTAAACCTCCAGATTTCATATATTTACCAATATTAGAGTGTAGTGGCTATCACGAATAAAATGGTGCTAGAGATTTCTCTCTAGCACCACCATATCTCATAATTATATTATGAATTGCTGCTATTTGAATTGTGTGTCTCGCTATCGAGATTATCAATAGCCTGATACAGCTTCGGAAGAGCAGAAGGCGACAGATTTGGATTCTCTGTATTTGAAGGATCATAATTTGGTCCACCAAGTATGCCATATCTGTAGTCTGAGCTATCAAGTGTAGCATCAGGCTTAGAGTTCTCAACTCTGTAAGCAACATTCTTTCCACCGTTGCTAGATGTAACTTTAACACCTGTGATATTCTTAAGCAGATAGTTTGCAGCTTTATCTACCTCATATCCCATAATAGGGAATCCGTTAAACTCGATTGATAACTCCTTGTTTGAGATATTATCACGAGATCCGTTGTACATAGATGTCTCTGCTTTATTTAACTGAGCATTTGCAATTAAGACAGCTCTCTCAAGTCTAAGCATTGTAGAGTCTGTTACATAGTACAGAAGTGTGAACACCTCATTCTCAAGAGAAGGTGCCAGTAATCCGTTCTTTATCAAACCGTGATATGTCTTAGCCTGACTCATTCTGTCTTTAATACCTGTAAGGTAATACTCAGCATATTTTGTTAATAATCCACCAGACTTCTCGAAGTAGCTCATAGATACAGTTGTAGAAGTATCCATTGTTACTTTGTTGATCATACGCATCTCATTAAGACCATCTGTAATAGAGAAGGTATCACCTGTGATATCTGGAAGACCATCCATTCCTCTGAACTCATACTCAAGTGTATGAACGAAATTATCATTCATCTGAGCAATAGTTGAATTGTTCTGACCAAGCATAGTCATGAACTTAGGAATTGAAATTACAGAAAGGAACTGATAACCAGACTCATACTGATTAAACTGTCCAATCTGTGTAAAGTCAGTTACTCCTCTGAATGCCTTATACTGTGTAAGGTTAGCAGGAGTAATTGTATAGTCATTGAATAATCCGTTATTTATTTTAATATTATTACTCGGCATAATTATTTACTCCTTTCTTACGCTGTAATTGAACCATTGTTGATAGCATACAGATCGAAGATCTCTGTCTGAGCCCAGTTACGGAATGCAAACTGGATAGAAGCATAGAAAATCTTCTGTCTACTCTTTAAGTTATCCTGTGTATAAGTAAAATTCAGTACACTAAAGTTATTAGCAAACTGAGATAATACTGTATTTACAGCTGTAGCATACAGAGATAAATCATCTCCATTAGAAAGATTATATCTTGTCTTTGGACACTGTACTCTTACTGCTCTCATAACGTTCTGGATTGCAATTACGTTTCCAACATAGCTTAACTGCGTATAAGCCTCCTGAGAAGTATAGCATGTCTGTACAACACACTGGTTCTCCTGGAAGATAGCATAGTTAACTCTAATCTCCTCCATAGCATCTTTCTGATTAACAGAAGGTGTTTTGATTGGAGTGAAATTAATAGTACCACGAATGGCATTTGTAAGTACAAATCCATTGATAATACCTGCAACTGGAGCGTATGCATTTGTAGCAAGATGATTTACAAGACAAGATGCAAGATCATATGTCATTGTAACTTCGATAGTTTTCATTGTATTTGGATCTTTGATATTGTAGCTTGTGCAGTAATCTGCAATAAAGCGAGATCTGTGCTCTCCAAAAGAATCGTACTTAGCCTTAATCTCAAGGAAAGTCTTTAATCCAACTCCAAAATCTCTGAAGTATACACAATCCTGACGGAAGTTTACAAGATCTGCAATAGCATTCTTAACTACATCTGGATAGTTTGCATCTACAATTGCAGCTACTTTATAAGTATCTACATCATAGATCATCTGAGAATAAGTTCCATCAAATGCTTCCTTGAGTGCATTAGTCCAAGCAGCTGTTCCAACAGGAGCATCACCAAATGCACCATTTGATCCGTTCTTAAGTTTGATTCCAACTTCAGAATCAAGATCTACACCAGATGGATCTAATACAAACTTATCAAGGTTCTTACCTCTATTTGTATATCCATAAACAAGATCATAGTTTCTTAAGTCATCTTCAGCAATTCCTAATTTCTTAGAAAGATTTGAAAGATATAACTCGTAAACATCCTCAAGAACCTCAGCATCGATCTGATCACATGTCTCTTTATTCAAATGATAAGACTCATCTGAATATACAACAGTTGGATCAAAAGATACTGTCTCTTTTTCTGTTGCAGTTGAACCTTCATATACAGCTAATGTATAGAAAGTCTTTCCAATTGTCTTAGAAACTGTATAGTCTGGATTAAGTCTTACGGCTTTATCGCTTACACCTCTACCATTGTCTGCATATACGATTACAGGATACTCTCCTTGATCATCTTTTAACAGTTTTAAAGCAGCTGTTTTAACATCATCAAAAGATTTGCAGTTCTCAAGGTTCTTTACAGACCATGTAACTTTTGCAGATCCTGCTGAATCACTAACCTTTGCTACGAGAACAGCATTTGCTAATGTAGAGTCAGATGCAACTACACGTTTTGCAAGAAGACGTCCACCAGCAGCAATAATGTTCTTAGCCTGAATCGCACTCTGTCCATGACGAGTAAAGCTCATTATACCATATAATGAATCAAAATCATCGCCAGAAACTACTCTTAAATCTTCTGGTCCTTTATCAGAACTAAAAAACTGTAAGAACAAAGGTGCGTTATTTATAATGGCATTACTAGAAGATTGAACATCAATCTCAGACTGATCATGCCAATTCATAATTGTTCCAGGATACATTCTTTTTTCCTCCTTTAAATTTGATAATTTTTTAATTAAAAACTACTATTAGGGAAATATAACGTAGATTTTATACTTATGTTAAAATTTATTCCCAGTCTTCTATTACATTGTAATTACCTTTTCTAGAGGAGATTCTGGAGCATCTTTCTTATCTTTTAATAAGATAGCAGCACGTAATGCCTCATCCCAGTTCTGTGATGTGATAGCTGTATATGGTGATACAAACTTAGGTGCCATCGTAATATTAATTGGACGATATTCATTCATATTCTTCATATCAGTGCTATTAAACTGCTTAGAAATATCATTCTTATCTCGGCAAATTGTAGATATAAGAATAGCAAATAATTGAATATTTAATCCATATCCAAATCCATTTAAATTAGCACTATCGATAAATACTCTCCATAATTGATCATATGGAATTGTGGTAGGAATCTTTGCTGTCATAATAGCCATTTTAAAGAGAATCTCTACGTTATCAATAAGCTGAGGTACTCTACACTGAGATACAATTTCATCTTCATATTTGAATTTAAGCAGTCTGTAATCAGACGGTTCTGTATTGTCTAACTGCAGGTTTTTTACTTTTTCAATTTCTCTTGGTTTACAAAGAAACATTGTTGGGAAATTAAATGGCATCAATTTGCCCATTTTACCATTCTTATCAATAATAGACCAATTACATAATCCAATCATAGATACATACTGACCATTGATTTCTGCAACAGAAATCTTTGATGTATTTTTAAAGTAATTCTCTGGCACATAAAAAACAAATGTAGAATCATCATTTCTATTATAAACTAGAGCATTTCCTTCTTTTTTAAGAAACTTTGGAACTTCCATTGATATTCCTCCTTATATAATAATTTACTATTAAGTTGAGGATATCAGATACTAGCGAATTTATACAGAAAACAATTTTATAAATAAGGAGGATACTAATATGATTTTAAATGAAACTTATGATGGATTAATTGGTAGATTGGATAGATATAGTTTAAATGAAGGATTCTTTTCAGATAGAAAGAAAAAGAGAGAAGAAGAATATAATAAAAAATTAGCAGAAAGATGTAAGGCTCTTAAAAAATCTTATGATCAATGGATTAAGAAACCTTGGACATTGAATAAAGGTGAAGAAGATATACTTGTATTGGCAAAATGGAATAATTTAGACATGAATAAACTTAAAGCAAAAATTAAATCCTCTATTAAATTAACCAATATACAGAAGATAGGATTATCTGGATATTATATCTTCTTAGATTATGAAGATGATATTTCTGGAATTATTCTTTCTAGTAGTAATAAATATTATTCTATAGATGAAAATAATAATTATACTGACTGGAGTTTAAATGATATTGAATATGGATTATCTCTTGGTATAGATAAAGAAACTTTTATAGAATTAATATCGAATTAAAAATAGCTCCCCTAAGGTTGTAACACCTTAGGGGAATTATTATATTTACTTATTTCTTGGAATTGGAGTTCCTGGTGTAAATCTAGGATCGCCATTGATATATTTAGATGGAAAATATCCAACATGATCTCCAGAATGATTGTAAACTTTAACCATATTAGTATTAGGTATAAAATGTGCTATATATGTATTCTGGTCAATATTTATATCTGGTCTATTGTCTTTGTAATATTTTGCATGTAATGTTCCTGTTTCTGCAGATACTTCAATATGAGGATCAGCTTTTTCTAAAGCATCAAAAAGAGGAACAAATTTATATTCAGATACTTTCTTAACTCCATTTGAAATAGCAAATTTATCTTCTTTTATAAGTATAGTATACATTGGATAAACTTTGTCTAAATCAAAATCTTTAACTACAATAATATTTTTCTCCATTATTATTCTCCTTATCAAAAATTAGTAAGTTCTATTTCTACATTATAGGAATTTTATTTGCCAGATAATATCCTATACATTCATTATTTTTATAAAGTTTTATGACATCATCTTTTTTGATGAAATTTTTATCAAATTCATCCTTTTTAATATCTATATATTTGGTACCACATAATATACTTATATGATCTTCATAATATAGAATATTAGATTCTTCAAACATTACAGGAGATAATTCTGATATTTTTCTAACACCATCACCAATATAAAACGAGGTTTGACCACTAATATCAATAACTCTATATATTGCACCCTCTTCTGAAATCATATTTGTATAGTCTGAATTATGTAAAGTATTGATAGCTTTTATTTTAACTGTATCCATTATTCTCCTTACTCTTGATTATATTTTGGACATTTTGATGTACTTACTACTTTGATATATGGACTTGTAGTAATCTGCTTTGTCTTTCCTGGATTATCTTTATCTGGAACAGACTTTTTAGAAGCTGGAATTTCTTTTGTAAAGATAGCAGCTTCTGTAGCAGCACTCTGCATAACATTAATCTTTCTTCCAGTAGATGTATATACATACAAGAAGTCTCTCATATTACCAATAAGATAATTCGCATCTCTATTAGTAAATTCATAATTTTCTGCAAGATGTAAAGAATCTTTACTATCTAATCCTGTAGTTCCACTGACAATATTCTTAACGAATTTTACAGCTTCGTCATGAGGACATTTCTGACCTACATATCCTACTGTTTTATCATAAACTCCAATACTATAATCTGGATCGTTTAGCATTGATTTCATAACACGAACTTCATCAACTTTATTGATAGCAACTTGTGATGTTGATTTTTTAATCTCGTTAACTAATTCTTCTAATTGTGATTTTGCCATACCTTTATACCTCATAATCCTTTCTTGAATCTTCTTTAATACCTAGGTAATGTCCAGTTAATAATCCGTCAGATTTCTCATAGCAGTTCATAGATATACTTGTAGATGTATCTGTTGTTACGTTATCCATTTCATGCATCTCGTTTTCAAGTGTATGAACGAAATTGTCATTTATCTGAGCAATTGCTGAATCATTCTGACCAAGTATAGTCATGAACTTAGGAATTGAAATTTCAGGTAATTGTGATTTTCTCATACCTCATAATCCTTTCTTGAATCTGTGCTCATATTTTCTTTAACTTGATTAATATTAAATACAACTGGGCAAATTGGTTTTCTTGATTTTCCATTTTCGATTAACCACTTTTTTAGCTCTGTTTGACTATTTAGAAGTAGCAACTCATATAGAGCTGATGTTTTTTTCATTATACCTGCTATTAATCCTTTCTAATTACCTTTTCTATTACCTTTTTGTGGGTGTATATGTAAAAAATAAACAATCTTACCCTTCTTATTATACCTAATTAGGTACTTATAATAATATATAAGGGTAGTATTCTATGAATATTAGTTAATTTTTTAAATGGTAATTCTATTAAGTAAATACCAAAATTTTAGCAGTTTAACTTTTCTAAATAGGTGTTTGTTTAGTAACTATAATGGGAGTAGGTACTGAAAAATAAAATTTAGTCAAAAATGGCTTCTAAATCAAAATTCGGTAGTAAATACAAAACTAAATAAAACTAAATTATTGGATAATCGTTGAATATATAAGGAAAACTAAGAATTGAATAAGAAAATTGCGTAGTAAAAATAGGTCAAAAACGTTACTACTGAAAGTCTATTTTACTTAACTAAATTACCATTTTATTAAATAACTCAAAAGTTCTAAATAAAAATTCGGTAGTAACTCAATTTTCTAAATTATGTAATTAGACCTAATTAGGTATAATTATCAATATTAAAAAAGTTACTACCGAAAAATGAAAAATATAGCAAAATAAAAAGTAAAGTTAAATCATTATAGAAAAAATAAACTCTTAGTAGTATAAACTACTAAGAGTTTTTTGATTATTTATTCAATAATAAATAATTAGGCTTTATTCTATTATTAGGAACATTTGTTGATGGATTTTCACTATTATCCCAACTTAGAGATATGTTTTCCCAATTAGTTATATCAAATGGAAATACTTTCTTCTTTAACCATTCATTTAATAATTCGCATTGTTTATTATTTAATTTACCTTGTTTAGTTCCATGATAAAAATACAATGGTCTGTATATTTCTATACAGCATTCCCATTTTTTATCTTTTGTTTTAATATGAAAATGTGGAATTTGTCCCTCATTATTATATACATAAATTCCACAAGTTCCTAATTTGGATTTTAGATTTACATCTCCAAGTTTCTGTTCATCTAATATTTCATTTCCAAGATCTAGATCTAATTCTCCAATAAATGATTCTTCTAATTCCATAATTTGTTTCTCCTTTATAAAATTTTATATACTCAAATAATAACCCCATAGGTATTTCTACCTATGGGGGATAAACTAGCGTATAGAAGTAAATGATCGGTTATCAGTCGATTTTAAAAGTATTCTATACAAACGTTTAAAAAAAGTTATTATTCCGACAAACTATCAAGCAATATTATTTTATACAACGTGCCCACATCAAAAAATTCATTGCTTGATGTTTATCAAATTTAGCAAACTAGTAAACAATAAAATCTCTGCCTGATAAAAGTATATTGTTAAAACGTTTGCTAATATTTTCTTTCCGATTATTTATATGTCCATAAAGAAATTATTTTCTAATAAACTAATCGAATTATCTTCTGTAGCAGATTCCATTGTAAGAACTACATCTGCTTCATTTTTATCTGATACAAATGTGATATTCTGAGAATCAGCTAAATATTTAAGATATGTTTCTACATTGAAGTTTGAAATATCTTTATAGTTTCCATATCTTTTAGTTGTAGGTTTACCAACAAATATAATTGATCTTGATTCTGAATCAATATATCCATATAATATTGTTCTAGCTTTAGATTTTAAATCATGTGTAAAGAAACAATTTTTAGGATTGTATAATTTCACTTTCTCTCCCATTTCTTTAACAGCCATAGCACCTACAAAGCAAGTATTAATCTTACCAAAAGAATCTGGACCAGCATATATATTTATTGCAACGCAAGCATACAAATTGGGATTATTCAGATTGATATCTATATATTCAGCAGCATTACTATGTGTAATATCTCCACTGAAAACTGCATCTTCAGATCTAAAATCACTATCATATCCAATTGATTGAGCACCATTTTTGGTTAATAAAGATCCATGTAAATCGATATCTACTCTTAGTATATCATTCCAATATACAAAGAATCTAATTCTTTCAACTTCATCTGGAATTTTAATTGCTAATCCAGATCGAATATATCCTCCCTCTTCTGATTTAGTATTACATTCAATATTAGAAAGTTTCAGATTATAATTATCCATATCTAAGAAGACTTTCTTATCTTCTAATTCTGGAATATTCTTATATTTAAGATTTTCTTTTAATACATCTTTTAATATATCTTTCATGATTATAAGTTCTGTATAATCATACTGCTCTTTTGAATTATATTTAGTTATATATTCTTCTGGCTTATTAAAATAAGTATTAAGACTCACAAGAGTTTGAGTAGACAGCTTTCCAGCATTAGTTATCAACTCTTTTTTGATATCTTTTGCATTGAATCCGTTTCTTAAGAGAATAGTAATCATTCTTAAAAGCATTCCAGGTCTAGAACCAATAAAGTCAATAGTGTCATCATCTTTACTGAAAAGAAGTTTCTTTGCTTTTCCTTCCCAAGACTGAAGCTTATTATCTCTTAAATCTGCTACAGCATTCTTATGATAAATAGATCTAGAATATTTATTATAATCAAGATACTGTAATAATACCTTAATATTTCTTGCAGAGTTATTTGATAAAATCAGATTAGCTCTAAAATCTTTTATATCATAAGATTCTAATACCTTTACCAGAATTCTTTTTTCTGAAGTTCTAAGATGATAATTTTCTCTAGACTTCAAAATGTAATCTATACATTTCCATACATCACCTGTATGCTGGCAGAAATGATAATTATCAATATTCTCTCTGAGTTCTGGAGATTCAAAGATTATCTTGAATAATTCATACATATTTTCTTTAAAAGTAATATGTATATAATCGTACCAATTACCAGTGCAAAAGTGATTATGTAAATCAATTCTAATATCAGTAGTAGCTCTGTAAAATGAATATGCAACAATTCTAGATTCTAAAATTGTCATTCTTTCTCTTTTTGAAAGAATAGTTTCAAAAGCTGAATCTATAGCATTTGTTATATATTTTAATCTGATAACTTTATAATTTAATAAAGTTTTATCATCTTCAGTTTTCTTAGTATCTTTTACATCAGGTAACCATCCTTTTGATACTTTAACTCCATATAAGAATTCAATTCCATATGTTGAAAAGTAATGAATCATTTGATGGAATCTGAACTCTGCTTCATCTATTTCCATTACCTGCTTAGGAAAATCTGGATACATTGGTTTTGCATCTACAGATCCAATCATATTTTTAATTTTATCATATAAATTAGATAAATCAGATTGCTCTGCTACTCTAGCAAGATTAACAATAGATTGTGGATCAAAGGTATATCCAAGACCTTTAATATTTTCATTAAAGGTTAATACAAGCTGCATTCTTTCATCTGAGATATCTCTATCCATATTTCCATGAAAATCATCATTAGTGTAAACAACCCATCTTAATGTGTCAAATACATCTTTATCAAAATTGTAATCTGTGTAAGGCATTCTGTCCATAATTTATTTCTCCTAAAATATCATATATTTATCATCATCTTGATTGTAGTTTATTATCTCTTAAATCTTCTGAATCATTCTTTTCAGAATATTTATTATGATTAAGATACTGATGCAATAGAATATCATCATTGGTAAAAACAATCCATCGTAATGCATCATTCTTAAAATTATTATCATTGCAAGATATTTTGCTCATAATTAATTATCACCAATTGATAATACTAATCCAACAGCTAGTACAATAACAAAAGGTAGAAAAATTTGCATATTATTGTCATCATCTTCTTTACTATCTTTATCTGAAGATGTAGTTGTAGCAGATTCTGTTGTTGTATTATTTTCTTTTGCAAATACCGTAGAAGTAGTAGCTGGTGTTAATAATACTAACGTTCCTGCTAAGAGCATTGCAAATACTCTAGAAATAATTTTGTTTTTCATAAAAACAACCTCCTAAAAATATTATTATCATATAAGATCTAGTTCATAATTCATTATTATAATATATAATCATTAATAATATTCTAATAAATTAAACCCATATAGAGTTTATCCTCTATATGGGTTTATTCTATCTGTATATTGTATAACAAATAATTGGTATATCCTGAGTTGAGCCTGATGAGTTTAATAAAGCAATTTTTAAAATATGATTATTTTGATCCCAAATTCCAATATTTCGAGCATCTAGAGTACTATCTGGAGCATTACAAACTACAAATGAAAATAATATAAAATAGGATGGTCTTATTCCCATTTGACTCATTGTAAGGGAAACTATTCTTGTATTATGAGCTTCTGTTGTATATGATTCTTTAAAAACTCTAACCTTGGTTAAATCATTATAATAATTATCTTAAAAATTCCAAATCGTAAGAAAAAAAAAAACAATTTTATAATAAATAAAAATTGGAGGATAATAATATGATATTAAACGAAACATATGATGAGATTCTAGAAAGATTAAATATGTATAGCTTAAATGAAAGTGCAAAGAGAGGAGTACCGTCTTTTAAATACTTTAGAAACTGTAATAAAGATGATTTAAGAGATAAATTAATATCTGTTGCTAATAAGCATAGATTTGATAATTCTGATTATGCTTATTGGGGAAATCCTGGATATAAAGATGAGAATGAAAATCAATCTCGCTTATCTAAATTTAAATCACGTAAGTTAGGATATTGTCTTACAGATGGTGATGGAAATTATATTGTATTTAATTTTAATTCTAAAACTTTCTGTTATTTTGATCATGAATATACAGGATTAGATAATCTAAAATCTAATTGGAATATTAATAAAATATTCACATATATCCAGAAATCATTATAATGATTTAGGGAATTATATAATGGTAAAAGCTATCACTAGATCTCTAACACAAAATGGAAATAGTGATAATTATTTTACTTTTCAAATTCCAAAAGTTAATGGATATAATAGAGCTATATGTTGTACATCATTTTCTGGTTCAGCAAGTTCTAATATGATAGCTTATCAATATTATCCACAACCTACATATATCAATGTATGTACAAGAAATTTTGGATCAACTCAATTTAATGGAAAGATTAAATTGTCTGTTTTATATGTAAAAGAAACTGTAGTATCTGATACTCAAGCTTAAAATAATCCCTATAGAGTTTAAACTCTATAGGGATAAAAATTACTATAATGATTTAAATCATATTATTTGTTATCAGCATAATACTTTAGATATTGTAACTACTAAAACTTGGGCATTGCCGACTAATCTTCCTCAATGGATAGTTCCAGAAGATGGATTGTATTATTTGTCTGCACACTTTTATTGGAATTATGGTAGTTTAAAAAATTATAAATTGCAAATTATATTATTAAATAATCAAAATACAGCATTAGCAGAAGATGGATATAATAATGATCCATCATTTAATGAATCATTATCTTGTAGAATGCTATCCGCTTTAGTTCCTTTAACTAAAGGAACCAAGATATATTTTTCTATATGGACTGGTGATAGTGGAATAAAAATAGGAATAAAACAATGGCATGTATTGCTTCGAAAAGGAATAACAGATAAAGTTATTAAGTCTTTCTAATGCTAAAAATTTAATGTAACCAAAAATAATTATTATAATGATTTAGGTAGTAAACAGCCTAAAGGAAGTTATGCAGCTGCTAATCATAATCATAATGGAGTATATCAACCAGCTGGTAAATATGCAGCCGCTAGTCATAGTCATACATTTGCTTCATTAACTAGTAAACCTAATACATTAAAAGGCTATGGTATTACAGATGCTGCAGCTGCTAATCATAATCATAATGGAGTATATCAACCAGCTGGTAAATATGCAGCCGCTAGTCATAGTCATACATTTGCTTCATTGACCAGTAAACCAACTACGTTATCTGGTTATGGTATTACTGATGGAATTTCAACATCTATTCAGACTGGAGCTAAAGATAATATAGAATTTGCAAAATTTGGAAAAATTGTAGTTTTATCTTATCAGCATAATACTGGTGGAGTTATTAAAAATAAGGAATATCCTTTGTCTACTTGTGCAAAATTAGGAATTCCAAATCCAAAATTAGGTGGAAGAAGTATGTTTGGATTATTGATGATTGAAACATCTTTTAATTATGAAGGTTGTGGAGTATTAAAAATAGATCATAATGGAGCTATTACTATGATATCTGGTTTAACTCATACAGATCCTAAATCATATATTGGACAATTGTGCTTTATATGTCAATAATAATATCTCCAAGGATTTATAGTCCTTGGAGATATTATTTTTAGTTTATGATGGTATATTATTTGATCCTATTAATTTATCTTTATAATATAAACAGGTTATTGAAATTTTTACTTTTGCTGAATCAGATGTATATAAATTTCTACATTGTAATGATGTATATGTAGAATTATAAAGAATTGCATAATTTATACAAAAAGAGTAATTCTTTCCACCAGAAGTAGCATTCCAAAATGACACATTTGTAACTATTCTGGTCCACCCTTTTACATAAGCAAATTTAGAAAAGGATACATCTACAGATTTACCAGCTGGTATAGTAATATTGTCTACTTCCTGGTTAACTGCAAGTATATATTTGTTTAAATCATTATAATAATTTTCGAATAAATTCCCCATAGAGTATTAATACTCTATGGGGATTTATCACCATTTACCTATGGACAATAAACTGAGCATAGATAATAATTCACCAACTGTGATATCTACATTATCAATTGATATAATTGATAAATATTCCACCAAATAATTTATGCATCTATAAAAGAGCAGATTATTTTGGGGAATAGCTCATTACATATATGTGATATAGATATTTTTCCAATATATACTAAAATTACAATAATGATTTAAGTATGAGATCATGTATATATACAGAATTACAAAATAGAGATGGTCATTGTCCAGGAATATTAAATACAGTTATCTCAAATGCTGGATTTCTAGATAGCAGTGGACATGTAGATTCTAGTAAATATTATTTCTTCTTTATATATGCATATAATTTACAAACACAAACATACTTTTGGACAGGGGCTGTTACATATAAGCCAAATACAGTACCTTTAATATCTTGCATTCATTGTGAGGGAATTACTTATAACTTATCAAACCAATTAGGAACTTTAAGTTTTAATTCTTGTTCTGGCATAGCAGTTGCTCTTATAGGTAGAATATAAAAATAAAGCAGACAGTGATTAAAACACTGTCTGCTTCTTTATGTAAATTGTCCATTCATATCCATCGGAAGACCACATATGAATCACTCTACAATCTGGTTTTTCATCTATAATATCATATCTTACTTGTGGAGATTTAGATCTTAGACAATTTTCAAATTCATAGAATGATTCAAAGTAGTAGTTTCTTGCTTCAAGATATTGAGATATTTCATAAGAATACATATTATAAATACCTCCTCAATCTATTTATAATGAAGTTCTTATGAAAAAAGAAACCAGAATTGTCCATAGAGCTTTATAGGCTCTATGGACTTTATATGAATTTTATTTATATTCTATTACCATGCAACAGCAATGTCAAGTGCCCGATCTGTGGAGTATACAAAATCTCCAGTATCACATACTATTCCAGTTCCTAAGGAACATTCTACAAGTGATCCTTTTGGATATACAGATAGATCAGCTGCAACCATTACATATGGACCAAACATTTTGACTCCATCTGATCTAACCCAATATTCATAATCATAACCTTTATCTTTCATTATTTGAACAACTCTGTTCATTCTAAGGTTATAATAAGATTCTTTACCAATTGGACCTCTTACTATTCCATTTGATCTGTTGAGCACTTCACCACTCCATGAACTATTATATGTATCATCTTCTGACCAAGTTTCTTCAACTTCAACTTCTGTATCAGATAAATATTTATACGATACATATCCATCAATATCATTATATCTGAATCTTCCCCATGATTCTCCTTGATTTGTGATAACTCCAGTTATCGTTATTTTATCATTTACCGTCAGGTACCCTATAATATTTGAATCTAAACTTGCTGCATCTCTTACATTAAGTTTAGTAACTGAGATGTATTTTTCTTCACATACATCTTCACAATAGATTTGTGGAGTAGTATCTTGAGTTTCCTCTTGATTTACCACTTCCTGAGTATTTTCAGAATCTGTATTTGTATTTTCAGATTCTTCCATGCTAGCAGAAACTTCTGGAATATCATTACTGCATACATCTGTAGTAGACGTTGTTTCTTTTAAACAACTATTAATTGCATAGCTTACTCCAGCAGATAATTTATCAGTATATATTACTTTTGGTTGTTGGTGATAATTACTAAGAGCATATGATACACCAGCAGTTAATGCAGGTTTTATGTCATTCTCTTTAGCTATATCGGTTTTCTGATTATTATCATCATTTCTGTACATAGTTCCATTTGCAAAAACTAATAATGCAAATGTAAAGATGACTATTCCATTTAAGAATAATCGGTTTAATTTTTTAGTTCTTTTAATGGTATTCATAATGATTTACTTCCTTTCTTGGTCCTCATCAATATAACTGCCACCATAATAAATTATCAAAAATTGTTATTGAATTTTCTATTATTATGGCAATATATTAGTCCATAATATCAGTCCTCCTTTCTCCTTATTTAGGAAACTACTTTATACCTTTGTACTCATTCTTATAATA